CTGTAGTGTATTCTGGTCGGAATCTTTGATTACATTGGCAACAGAATCCCTATCATCTCGGCTTAACACTTTGATGTTGACATTCGACCAATCCACAAAGGTCGGGAAAACAAGACCATCTGGTCCGTTTCTATTTTTAGCTACAAAGATTCTTCCTTTGTTTGCTTGTTTGTCTTGCACTGTTCTAGACAGTGAAAATATAAAGTCTGCTACGAAACATTTATTAAATGCTTCCGAAATTGCTTCCATTGTAATAATTTCAGCATTAAGCCCGGATCGATTTGTCTGTGACGCAGTCCATAGTGGGCATTTATAAATCTGAGCAATTGCCCGTAATTCTTCGTATGTGTTTTCAAGATCATGTCTTTTTTCCTTCGTGGCCTTGACCGGCCTTAAGAGATCCGCATAGTCCACTATAATCATATCCGGCTCTATTCCTTTCTTCTTAAGTCTCTCAATGTGATTCTTGATCGTCTCGGTTGAAGCGGACTTGGTCGGGTATTCTTTAATAATTAGTTGCCCTTCAACATCTTGTATCTCGTCAAACACTTTTCTTTTATTTGAAAACAAATCCGCTAGTGGAACACGACTAATACAACTGTCATAACGATTACCAACTACAACATCCGCCAGTTCCATTGTATAGTGAACAACTGTCTTCCCTGCCTTAAGTGCTTCCGTCCCTAGATGAACCAGAACCATTGATTTGCCGGCCCCTGTTGGAGCGATAACGACACCCAATTCGCTTTTACCTAATCCACCCTTAGAGATGTCATCTATTCTCTCAAATCCAGTGGATACAGGGTCTCTTGCTGTTATAGTATATCTCTCTTCAAAGTCTTTAATAAAATCGTGACCAAAGTTATTGTCTGTTCCAAGCTTTAAGGCTTTTTCAATTACACTTTGAATCTCATCAAAAGATGATGTCTTAATAAGTTTAACCGATTTTATCATTGCTCCTTTTAGAACTTGCTTTCGACAGAAGTCTAACGCATTGTCTTTGATAAAAGGACCATCTCTCAATTCACTTTCAGAAAGAACAGATGCATAAAATGCTCTTATTTGTTTTGCTAGTGCTGGTGTATAAGAATCCAAGCCCGATTTTATCTTAGTGGCCATGATCTCATATGATGGATGTGTTCTATATCTTTCGCGGTAATCCAGAAGAATCTGGACAAAGACGCGAAGATGCTCGTACTGTAAAAAGTTAATGTCCAAGACTTCTGTGATTTGATCACAAAATGGTCTGTCTTGAATCATCAAGTGGCAAAGTTTTTCTTGAAAGGATTTGCCAAACCTTGAGAATGTTTCATTTTGATTCTCCATTCTTTCCTCCGTGTTGTAAGTATTATAACCGATTACTAAAAGTCTGTCAAGTAAAAAGATTTATTTTGTTATTCTTTTTAGCGTCACAAACAATTCAGTGAATTTTCCTGCGTCAATCCCGTCAATGACCATTTTCTTGATTATCTCAATTTTATTGTAACTCTTGTCAAATTCAGAAAGCGCGAAGTTAACCTGTTTCTTGTGGGTATTAGAAATGTTGGGACTATATAGTTGCATCAATTTGAAATTACTTTCGACAAGTTCCTTGTTCTTTAAAATATTCTTATGAACAGACAAAGGTTTTTCGACAATTTCACAGGCTTTAAAGATGTCTTCCGGCTCATAGGCAACAGAAGATGATAGGAAGGGAAACTTGTTTTTAATCGTTATCAGACCCACTCTTGGTACTCCGGGAAGATTGTCGGACTTGTCTCCATCCATCGCTCTAGCTAATGCATAGTTTCGTGGGTGAATGCCATCCTGTTTTAATATGTCTTTTTGTCTTAAGAGTGTTTTCTGTATGGGCCTATAGAGGGCACAATCACCTTCAAGCAGTTGAAAGAAGTCCTTGTCTGAAGATACGATAACTTTCTCCCAATTGGCATACCTCTCATGTTGAGTGACAAACGCTATAACATCGTCCGCTTCCACATAGTCAATCATAGTTTGGATCACGGGCATCTCATTTAGATAATCCATTAATCTTATTTGTTGAAATGCTTTGTTCTCTTCTTGTTTCTCAACGGAAAGTTCAATCATTCGTCTGTTAAAACGAAGAGGTTTTCTTCCCTGTTTATAATTCTTGTTGATGGTTCGTTTCTTTTCCGAGCCTCCAACTCCATCCCAACATACAACAATCTCATTTGGATTGAACATCTTGCAGAGTTTTTGAAGAGACTTCATGAAGCCCCACGTTCCTCCGTTGGGATTCCCTCTCGGATCCATTGATGGAATTATTATGTATGATCTCAAAAACATATTGAGACCGTCAATTATCATTACTTTTTTCATTTGTTCTCCGTTATGAGTATGTTGTATAGTTGCTTGCCTTCTTTCTCGTACTGCTTAATCAGTTGTCTTTCTTTGCTTTCAAGCAGTTTTTTATCCTTTGGGTATTCTTTTATGATGCTCCATTCAAAAGCATCTTCTCCGAATTTGTTGAAGTCCGCTTGGAGTTTGGGGTTTCGGTGGCAATTTCCACGTAGCCTGCTCAGGTGTGCTTTCCAGCGAAGTTCTCCTTGAGTTGTTTGCCCGATGTAAATTTTATTAGTCGCAGTGTTCACTATTTGATAAACACAAGCCGGTTGGTTGCTTTTTGCTTCTTTGTTCCGCTTGGCGCAGCGCAGGCGGTTTGCTTCTTGGTTCCCGGGGCGAGAGCAATACTCTGCACGATATTCGGCTTTTCTTTCTTTGACCTCCGGACGAGAGCGATACTCGGCTTGTTGTTTAAGAATTCTTTCTTTATTGTTTTGGTACTTCTCGGCTTGTTGTTTAAGAATTCTTTCTTTATTGTTTTGGTACTTCTCGGCCATGCAAACCTTACAGTAGGGGACAAAACCTGGAGATCTTGATGAGTCTCTATGGTAATGTTCGGCATCCAATGGCTTTTCGATTCCGCATTTTGTGCATGTTTTCATTTGTTCTCCTCTAATAGTGTAAAATTGTTTATGTTGATAATTTTTTTGCCTTGATCTATAAGTCTTTGAGCCCACAGGTTTTCTTTTATACGTAACTTTGAAATTTTACATTCTTCTAAAACTTCAAAACAATATTCATCACTATTGCCCTTGAAGTAACGATGGGTGCCATTCTTTATAGATGCTTTATGACTCTTCCACCGTTTATATAGATCTTTGCTTTGACCTATATAAATGCCACCAAGTGTCGTAACCTTGTAAATCCCACACTTCAAAGGCAGAAGTTTCTTGGTCGATTGAGAACACATGGTTTTTCTCTCATTTGTTTTTTCTAAAATCTTTAATTTTACATCTTTTTCCCACTGTGGGAAAAAGATCTCCTTATTCTTGTGGTTATTGTTTTTTTTTATCATCACTATAGCACCGCATTGCAAAAGTTTGGCTAGTGACTTGCTAATCGTTCCTGATGTGGTTAGTGGTAAATAATCCTGTAGTATATTATGTGTCGGAACTTTATTGTCATCCGCACAGAGTTGTCGTAAAGTATAATATACTAGTATAACTGCTGCTGATATTCTATTTTTTGCAAAAAAATAAATCTCTTCTTCTTTCATTTGTTCTCCCTTACAATCAATTCAACATCAATGTCTTCTGTTTGGAATTCAATCCAAACTCTTGCTCCACAACTCAAAGGCTTATCAGGTCGATAAACCACACGTCCGATCTCCTTCCCATCCTTTGTCTTAAGGACGGCTTCGTGAGCATAGAGGTTCTCTTTGTATGTCTTGATGGTTAAGACCGGTTCGCTTGTGTGATGCTTTGTGTTCTTCCGAATCTTATGTTGATTCACATGAATGATCTTCTTCATTCTTCCTCCGTTATTAAAATTTGAACTTCGTAACTGCTTAATAAATGCTCCCAGAAATCAGGCGAAACAATCAAGGGGCGGACGCCAAATGCTTTGCTAAAGTGTTCATCTCTTTGATCTTTTAACTCCGGAGTATCCGCCCATGGGACAACGTATGCTCCTCGTGTGTCAATTATATATTCG